TTACTAATGTAAATAATTATCCACAAGTGAATCACATTGATGGTGATAAATTAAATAATAAAATAGACAATCTTGAGTGGGTTAGTAATTCTATGAATCAAATTCACGCACATAAAACAGGCTTAAAAAGAAGTCTGAAAGGGGAAAACAGTAACAGAGCAATTTTGACAAATAAAAAAGTTTTAGAGATGCAAAACAAATACAATAACGGAAGTAAGATAAAAGACTTACATAAAGAGTTTGGGATAAAGTACACAACTTGTTGGCACATTATAAAAGGTAATGGTCATTCATTAGGAACAATTTAAAAAGAAATAAGATTATGAAAACAAGATTAGAAAAACATATAGTATGTGCAGATTGTCATTCAGTAGGTATTACGTATAATGATTGTAGATGTACTTATCAAAATGATTATCCAACAATAGAACTTGAATTTGAAGTTTGTGAATGTTGTGATAATATTTTAAATGATGGTCAATGTGCAAATACACCATTTAATGATGAACAATTTAAAAAGAAATAAGAATGACTAAAGAAACACTTGAAGAAGTTGCTAGTAGATTATTATACAGTAAGTATCCTTATCATCCACCAAAAGATGCAGGATATTGGCAAGATATGTTTATAGAAGGTGCTAAATGGCAAATGGAAAGAACTTGTAATCACAATTATATTCTTACATCTGAACAAAGTATAAGAATTATTAAATGCCTAAAGTGTAATAGTGTACAACCAATCTAAAAAGAAATAAGATATGAAAGAAATAGAAACAGAAGTAAATGTATATGATGTACGTTTAGATGTACATGGGTATTATTCTCCAGCAGAACCAATGGTTATGTATTATCCAGATGGATCTGGACATCCAGGATGTTCTGCTGAGTTTGAAATAATATCAGTTAAGTTAGAAGGAATAGTTATCACTGATTTACTTAGTGATGATGTATACAATGAAATAATAGAGAAAGTGATAGATAACCAATTAAATTAATAATTATGCGTATAATCAATGGAAAATGGCAGGATGATAACGAACAACCTGTAGACAATTTTAATGTGTCAGAGCTCTTAGAAATAGGAGAGAATGTAAAGAAGATGTATGGAGAAGATATAACATATAGTAGAATCAATCTTGTTTCTGCTATTAAATCTCTTACACCAAAACAAGAAGATGATCTTGCTTATATATTAAGTCAAGATGGATTAATGGCAAAACTAGCAGGATATTAACTATGGAAAAAGAGTTTATACCTTACGCTTGACTTTTTGGTATAGTATTTGCTGTATAATATGTATGACAACATACATTTACACACTAGAACATCCTATAACTAATGAGATTAGATACATAGGTAAAACAAATAGTCCTGAAAGAAGATTACACCATCATTGGACTGTTGGACATAAATCAAATAATAAAACAGGCAATTGGTTAAAAAGTTTAAAGAAATTAAAACTTAAACCTATAATGACTATAATTGATGAAACTACTGATGATTGGCAACAGTTAGAAATGTATTGGATAAGTCAATTTAAAACTTGGGGATTTAAGTTAACCAATCATACAAATGGTGGAGAAGGTGCTTACGGTGGAGGGCAATGGAATAATGTATCTGTAACAGCTTTTACAAAAGAAGGTGTAATAATTAAATCTTTTGAATCACAAAAACAATGTGCTCAATATTTTAATACTACACAAGGTAATGTTAAAGCTGTAGTTACAGGTAAAAATATTTTGTTATTAAAAAAATACCAAATAAAACTTGGTATTCTAAAAGAAAACATTAACCCTGCACCAAAGTATAAATCTTATGAATGGAGTAATAAACCTAATAATCATTGGCTATCTAAACAAATAAAATGTATTGAAGATGATTTAGTTTTTAATTCTCAAACAGAAGCTTCTAAATACTACAATATATCAGTAACAACAATTAATAATATTATAAATGGAAGAAGTAAAAAAACAAGGAATGGAAAGTCTTTTTGTTCCTTATGAGATTGCATTAGCTTTAAAACAATTAGGATTTGATGAACCTTGTTTTGGCTTATGGAATTTAAACAATGGTAAATATGAAGTAGATATAATAGGTGTATGCAAATATTCTAAAGAATTTAAGTATAGGCAAGTAATAGCACCACTTTACCAACAAGTATTTAGATGGTTTAGAGAGAAGTATGCATTATATGGAACTATAAAATATGGAAATAATGAGTTTGACAAATCTATTTACTTATTTCCTTGTGTAAATGGTGTTATAGTTGGAAATGATAGTTTCAAAACACAAGAAGAAGCAGAACTTGAATGTCTTAAAAAATTAATAGAAATAATTAAAACACCCTAATAACATGGAAGAGATTTACATAGATGGTATACATGAGTATGACTATCTAAAAACAGAAACAAAGGATTCAACAATACACATATTGTATTACAGTGATCATATTGAATGGGATAGCAGTATTGTAGGAAAAAAAGTTATTGAACTAATTGATAATGGTAATGGTATAACTATAAATCAATTAAAAACAGATGAAGAGCTAAACTATTTAGAAATAGAACAGTTTCATGTATTACTAAGACTATACAGTCAAGAGTCTACATATGAAATAGCACCACCATCAGTTAAAAGATATTTCTAATGTGGTATACAGGTGAATTAGTACTGAAGAGCTACCTTCCTTTTAAATTAGAGGAAGGTATGTTATTTATCAACAGAATATCTGTTGGTGTAATGGAGCCATATGTAGAAATATATATGTTAGAAGAAGTTCCTGAAGACAAAGATGAATTCATGGCTAAACATGGTGCACCAATTGATATATTTATCATTGATGACAATGAAGAGATATTAGCTGTTGAAGAAGATTTTGCTTGGTGGGATGAAGGACAACACACAGATGAACTACGTGATATATCATTAGATGATATCAATTACATATTAAGAGAGTGTGATGGATATATAGATATAGAACTAAGTGAGAATGATGAAGAACCAGGGCCTATATTATTTGAAGATAGAGTGATATTAAGAGTTCCTGAATCAGATGATGATTGGGATGAAACATTAGATGAACAATTAGAAGAAGAATAAATATGAATCTATTACCATCAGATAAACATACAGCAGAAAGAAGAATAGCTGAATCAATAGCTAATAAACTAAAAACTACAGCTGCTACATTAGAATCTAATGATCCAACTCACAAGAATGGTGTTAAATATTTAATATCAAAGAAAATGTATGAGAGTATTATACACGTTGAGTTTGAGACTAAAGGATTATCACATAAAACTAGAATGATTGTTAGAGAATTTATTAATCGTAAACTTAAACCAATTAAATAACATTTTTGCTTATCTTTGTAGGCTATGAAATTTATAAATTATTTAGTTAGATGGATATCAAATAATCTTGCTATACCCTTTTGGGTAGTAGGACATATCCATCTTTCTATTAATGTATATGAAGACATAACAGAAATATTAGCATCATTTGGTATGAACATTATTGTAGCATTAGGCTTTTGGTTAGATTGGAGAGATTATAAAAACACAACAAGACAATGAATAAAGAAGTAATAATAAGTTTGCATACTTATAAAGCTTAGATATAAGTATGTAGGCTTATAATAAACAAATAAAATTATGACACTAAAAGAAAAGTTTACACCACACGCAAAATATTGGGATTGTTACAATGATGAACCATTAAAATATGACCACAAAAATAAATGCGAAAAAGTAGCAGATGAATTTGCTATTGGGTTTGCAGAGTGGAAAGATAAAAACTGCTATTTAGTTATGGGTTCAGAATCTTTATTTTATGTTAGAGATAATGAAATTCATGATGATGCATATACAACAAAAGAGTTATTAAAAATCTATAAAAAAGAAAAAGGATTGTAAAATTTTGTTGATAAATTTATTTGGTAGTCTCAATTATGTTGTATAAATTTACATCATTAAGATAATATCATTATGATGAAGAATTCAGGAGTTTACATTGTTCAAAACCTTATAACTAAGAAATGTTACATAGGAGCATCTACAGATCTATATAATAGATTATGTGACCACAAATCAAAATTAAGATCAGGAATACATCATAATACTCATTTGCAAAGTTCTTTTAATAAATATAAAGAAGAAAACTTTACGTTTGGTGTATTAATAGAATGTCATCCTGATCTTATATTTTCAGAAGAAAACTATTGGTGTAACATGTTAGATACACATAATAGAAAACATGGATATAACATTGACCCTACATGCCCTGAAGGAAAACGTGCAGTTTCTGATGAAACTAAAGTAAGAATGAGTAATTCCGCAAATAAAAGAAAAGTGATGGTTTATACAATCTATGGAGAGTTCTATCAAAGTTTTACTGATTTATATAAATGTGCTGAACATTTCAATATTGTAGCTCCTAATGTTCATAGAAAGATGAACGTAAAGTTTTTTAAAAAGAACTTAATTGATTCAGAATCTAGTAAGTTTATATTTCTTGATGAAAATGAATCAGTAGAAGATGTAAAAACTTACTGGAATAATATATTTGATCAAATTAAAGTAAGTAATGGTAAATATACAGTACATGATTGTTTTCATAGATTTATAGGAACTATTAATTCTAGACCATTGGCAGATATATTAAATATAGGCATTGGTGGAATATCATATTCTATAGGAAGAAATACATATTTAAGAACATTAAAAATACAAAAATGAAAGTTATAGTAACAGATATAGAAACAATGGCAGAATACTTTTTGTGTCTTTGTTATGATCCTCAAACTAACAAGTATCATAAGTTTGAAGTTAGTAAATGGAAAAATACATTAGATCGTATGGCAAGATTCTTTGAGGAAAAGAATGATCATTACCATGTAACTTATAATGGATTAAAGTTTGACAGTCAAGTAATAGAACATGTTCTTAGGAATTATGAAAAATGGCATGAATTGTCTGGTCTTGAAATATGTGCAAGAATTTCTCAAGTTGCACAAGATACTATTCATGATAGTAATTATGGTGTTCTTCCTAAGTATAGAGAAACCGAATTAAGTTTTAAAATACTAGATCTTTTCGAGATACATCACTATTCAAATAAAAATCGAATGGTGAGTCTAAAAAGACTAGAGTTTGAAATGGATCTTGAGAATATAGAAGAGATGCCTATACATCATACTAAGGTTGATATGACAAAAGAAGAGGTAGCAATGACTATTGATTATTGTCACAATGATGTTGATGCTACGTATGAATTCTATAAGATAACACTTGGTGAGACAGATCATCCCTTATACAAAGGAAACAATCAAATAGAACTAAGAATGGATATCGAACAAGAGTTTGGTATCCCTTGTCTAAACTATTCTGATAGTAAGATAGGTGATGAGATGATTAAGAAGTATTATTGTCAAGAGAAAGGAATAAACTATAGAGAGCTCCCTAAGAAGGGATATTTCAGAAAGAGTATTGATGTTAAGAATTGTATTGCTAGGTATGTTGAGTTTCAAACACCACAGCTTAAGACATTCTTAACTAAGATAAAGAAATTGCAGCTTGGTCTGCAAGATGATTTCAAAGAGCATATAGATTTCTATGGAAATGTATATTCTTTTATGAAAGGTGGTCTTCACACAGAGAATGGTCCTAAGATATTTGAAGCTGATGAAGACTATGAGATAATCGATTGGGATGTTAGTTCTTATTACCCAGCAATCATTATCAACAACGGTAAGTTTCCTGCTCATTTAGGAAAAGAATTCCTTAGGGGATACAAACAGATGTTTGATAAAAGATTAGAGCTTAAACCTCTTGCTAAGAGTGATAAGAAGATTAAAGGAATTGTTGGAGCACTTAAACTTGCTGTTAACTCTGTATATGGTAAATCATCAGATATGCAAAACTGGATATATGATAGGCAACTCACAATGTTCACCACTATAACTGGTGAATTATCATTGATGATGCTTATTGAACAATACGAGTTAAATGATATACATGTGATTTCTGCCAACACAGATGGTGTAACTATCAAGATTAAGAAAGATTTGATTCCTTTGATGTATAAGATCAACAAAGACTGGATGGACCTAACACAATATGAATTAGAGAGGACTGACTATTCCAAGATTATTTTTAGTACAGTGAATGATTATTTAGCAATTATGACAAATGGAGAGATTAAGAAAAAAGGTGATTTCCTTACTGATTTTGAATTGCACAAGAACAAGAGTGCTAGAATTGTTCCCATTGCTCTTGAGCGTTATTTTGTTTATGGCACTCCTGTGGATATTACGATTCGTTCTCACAAAGATCTATATGATTTTTGTTTAAGACAGAAAGCAACTAGAAGTTTTCATTATGAAGGAACTAATCGTACAACAGGAGAAACTACTGTGTACAACAAGTTGATACGTTACTATGTATCAAACGATGGTGATAAGATATTCAAGATAAAGAATGCTGAATGTCAAACTAGAGCTGCTGCAATTAGTCAGATAGAAGCAGGCGAATGGGTATGTAAAGTTTGTAATTACTTACCAAAACGCAGTAAAACTGATAATGTAAACTATGATTATTACATAGAGAAAGCAAATAGACTAGTCACCAAGATTAACACTGAAGGCAGAAGGATAAAAACAGTCTTTATACCTAACCAATTAAATTTATTTGAATGAAAGCAAAAATCAATCGTACAAACATTACAGAGCATCTGATTGAATATCAATTATCATTGATTGGTTTAATAATAAAAGATGTAGAAGGGGATGAGCAATGGTTTTATAACAATACATTAACACCAGAGCAGCATGATAAACTTAGAGGTTATGCTATTCCATTATTAAAGAAAATATTTAAATTTAACAAAAGTAAAGCAGAATCAACATTCGGATGGTTTGATTGCCAATTCGGGTTGAGAATTAAATTTTAACATTAAAAAAAGAAAAACATGGAAACAAATTCAATTATTATTACAACAATCATAGTATCTGTTATTGCAGCATTAATACTGTCTCTTTTCAATTCGTCTAGAGAGTTAACAGTTACAATCAAAATGGAAGATGATGGTTATCCTCTAAAAGATGATGGTGTGGTAGAGCTAGAAGTTAAGCCAAAGAGAAAATACAAAAAAAGAACTCCTAAAGCTAACGTTATCAAAACTACACCAACTGCTAAGAAAACAGTTGGAAGACCTAGAAAAGTTAATTAATTATGGACTGGCTGTTACAAGATTGGGAATACACCAATGATGAAATCTATGCTGTTGAGAGACAAAAAGAGATTGAAGCAGCATGGCATAAATGGGAAGATGAACAGGAGAATAAGAAAAGAAAACCTGCAATAATTAAAATAGTAAAACATGAAATTAACAATAAGCCCTCAACAATACGAGGAGCTCATCAAAAGAGGTCACAACCTTGATGTTATATTTCTACTGAAGCTGATAGACGAACAGTATGATGTCTCTCCTCTATGTGAGGGGAGTATGAAGATTGCTTCTGTCTATCAGTCTTTAATAAGAAAAGCATTGATAACAAGAGATGATGAGAAACTCACAGTGCTAGGTAGAGATTTGTTGGTGTTTATGGATACTAAGATGAACACTAAGATTGTAAGAAGAAGACCTGCCACAACAGATTTTGAAGAGTGGTGGAAGACTTACCCAGGTACAGATTCATTTGAACACAAGGGTAAGACATTCAAGGGCACTAGAGCACTTAGATTACATAAAGATGATTGTAGATTGAAATTTGATAAAATACTCTTAGAAGGAGAATATACAGCTGAACAACTTATAGCTGCTCTCAACTTCGAGGTGAATCAAAAGAAAGAAACATCCATTACAGAGAATGCCAATAGACTTAAGTTTATGCAAGGTTCTTCTGTATATCTAAATCAAAGAGCATTTGAGCCTTTCATTGAACTAATTAAAGATGGTGGAACAATCACTGAAGCTAAACTAAAACCAACAGGAGGTACAGATATCTAATGAGCAGTAAATATAAAGCAAAAGCTAAAGAATTAATACATGAATTTTATCCTAATGTTCAATGGAAGTTAGGACAAGAAGATTGTCTTGATAGAGCTAAACGATGTGCTTTAATAACAGTTAATGAGATAATTAAAAATAACCTTGAATATTTAAGAGATGTTGGATTACATAATGATGTAGCATTAAATATAGATTTAAGTTATTGGAAAGAAGTTAAACACGAAATAGAAAACTATGAGCTTTGAACTATTAAATGCAGAAGTTGAGAAAGGCATGAATGATCTCAACAAAGGAATCCCTATGGGATTTGATCGCTTGACTAGATATGTAGGTATTCGTAAGAGTATGTATTATCTTGTAGGTGGTCTAACTGGATTAACAATTATTTAACGTTGTTAACTTGTATATACCAAAGTATATAAAATTGTATAAAGGTGTATACAAGGGCAAGTATAAAATATCTGGTCCAGTATAAATTGGGTGAATTGCTGGAACTCCCCCAACATCAAGTGATGAAAGGACAATCAGCAGCCAAGCTACATAGGGATATGTAGAAGGTTCAACGACTAATAGCATACCACTAGAACAGTGATGAAGCTAACACGAGCGCCCAACAACTTTTCTCTGATTGAGTAAAAAGTTGATGATATAGTCTGAACTCATACAATGGAAAAGTATGAGAAGTAGAGGATAAAGAGCCTCTACGGTAACATTACGCAGGTAAGACATCTTTTATTGATGATGCATTTGTTCTTAATCCTGTTGATTGGGCTATGTCCAAAGAAGGAATTGCTTCAGGTATCAAAGTGAAGGTGTGGTATAGGTCCATGGAGAGAAGTAGAACATACAAGATAGCCAAATGGGTATCTCGTAAGATATTTCTAGACCAGGGAATCATTATTCCTGTAGGTAAGCTTCTTGGTTGGACTGAGAAGCTGACTAAAGATGAACATGATCTGTTCTTACATTACAAAGATTATGTAGATAAGCTGTGTGAAATTGTTACTATCATTGATGGACCAGAAAATCCTGTAGGTATAGCAAAAGAGCTAAAAGATTATGCGCTAGAGAATGGTACAATAGAACAATTGGATAAATGGAATAAAATATATGTTCCTAATGACCCAAGTCAAATCACTATGGTGGTGATAGATCACATTGGTTTGCTTAAGCTAACTAAAGATCAACCTACAAAGAAACAAGCTATTGATAAGATGTCTGATGAACTCAGATATGCTAGAGATTTCTATGGATATTCACCAGTGGTGGTTAGTCAGTTTAATCGTGACATTTCTAATCCTTCTAGAATAAAGAATGGTGATGTAGAACCTCAACTAGAGGATTTTGCAGACAGCTCAGCAACACAGAATGATGCTGATGTTGTTATGGCATTATTTGATCCTATGAGATACAAGGTGGCAGACCCTAGTGGTTATGACTTAGATAAACTAAAAGATCAACATGGAGCTAAATATTTCAGAAGCTTAAGACTTATCAAGAATAGCTATGGAGAAGATGATGTACGAATTGGTTTAGGTTTCCTAGGTCAGATTGGTATGTTCAAAGAACTCCCTAGAAAGAAAGATATAACAGATTCTGATTATACAGCAATTACTAACAAATCATATTTCCTAAGAGAATGACAATAAGAGATAAAAGGCAAAGAGAGTTTGCTGATGTATGGTTAAAGAAGAAGCATGGTATATTAAACCTATGTCCTAGGTTTGGTAAAATAAGAACTAGTATTAATATACTAGAACATTTTAAACCAAAACTTAAGAGTGTGCTTATTGCTTATCCAGACAACAAGATTAAAGATTCTTGGCAAGCTGATTTTGCTGATAGAGGTTATCTAGATGCTAATGTAACATATACAACTCACCTATCACTAAAGAAATATAGTGATAAGAAGTATGATCTTGTTATTATAGATGAGATACATCTACTGAGTGAAGCTCAGATAGAAGTTTGTAAGGATTTGTTTGATAACAACAAACAGATTCTTGGTCTCACTGGTACATTAGCCAGTGATACAGAACGAACATTAGAAGAAGAACTTGACATACATGTAATAGCTCACTATCCAATTGAAAAAGCAATTGAAGAAGGTGTTATTGTAGATTATGAAATACATGTAATAAGAGTGCCTTTAGATAACACTGTGTATAATGATTACAAGGGTAAGCTCAAGACTGAGAAGAAACATTATGATGGCATATCCTGGGTGATTAATAAAATGCAATACACAGGAGCTGATACAATGTTTTTACGTCTAGCTAGAATGCGTTTGATTCAATCATCCCTAGCCAAAACTATAGCTACAAAAAGACTTCTGGCTGCACATAAAGATGAGAGAGTCTTAGTGTTCTGTGGTACCACTGCTGTTGCAGATAATCTTGGTATTCCATCCTATCATAATAAGTCTAAAGAGAAAGAAATCTTTGAAGACTTTGCTGAGGGTAAGGGAAATCATCTAGCTGTAGTTAAAATTGGTAACACAGGTGTGACATATAAACCTCTTGACAAGGTGATAATAAACTATTTTGATAGTAATGCAGAGAACTTAGCACAGAAGATAAATAGATGTATGGCTATGGAGTATAACACACCAGATAAGAAAGCTCACATATATATTGTCAGTAGTGATGAACCTGTAGAGCTAAAATGGTTAAGCAAAGCATTAGAATTCTTTGATGAAAATAAGATAAAATACATATGACAATAGAAACAAAATTTAAAATTGGAGAAACTGTATCATCTTGTAATGGTCTTAAACTTAGAAAAGTTTATGGTAGAAAATCAAAAATTACTAGTATACTTATAAGAAAAGCAGATAGACCATATATAAACAATGAAAAATTCATAATCTTATATGGGTTAAGTAATCTTGGTTATTATCAAAAAGAACAAGATGTATTTTTAACAGTTGAAGAAGCTGAAGCTGAAGAGAAAATACGTGATGAAAAATAAGATAAAATACTTGTAATTGAAATAATTATTTCGTACCTTTATAGAATTAAAATAAATAACTAAATAAATTAAAAACACATGAGTTCAAAGCTAGTAGGGATTGTTGGTGCCACAGGTACAGGGAAATCAACCAGTATTAAACACCTAAATCCAGAGGAAACGTACATTATTAATGTTGCAAAGAAAGAACTTCCATTCAAAGGGAGTGAGAAACTTTACAATCTAGAAAAGAAGAATTACAAGGAAGTAGATGATGCTAACGAGATCACTCGTTTATTAAAGACTATTTCTGAAAAAGCTCCACATGTTAAGAACATCATCATTGAAGACTCTAATTATATTATGGGATTCAATATGGTGAGTAAAGCTACAGAGACAGGATTTACCAAATTTAGTATTATGGCTAAAGACATGGTAGATCTATTTAGAACTGCTAGACAGTTAAGAAATGATATCACTGTGTTCTATCTAACACATCCAGAAGAAATAATGGATGGACAAGATATCATAGGATATAAAATCAAAACAGCAGGTAAATTAATTGACAATCAAGTCTTACTTGAAGGACTGTTGACTGTTTGTCTATACACTAGTGTAGAAGAGAACAAAGATGGAACAGTTAACTATCAACTAATAACTAATCGTTATAGAAAGATACCAGCTAAAAGCCCTGATGGAATGTTCCAAGAGCTTAAAATACCAAACAATCTGCAATTAGTAGCAGACAGTTTAACTAATTATTATAATGCATAACTAAATAAATAAATTAAAAATCAAAATTATGGCAGGAATTGGCGGAAGTAAAAGAGAAAACACAGGAAGTGGAGATTTCGGAAAAAAAGTTGGTTTGTTTGAAGCAAACGTAGTAGCTATTAATCCAACAATCGAAGAGTTTAAAGACATACTTGGTATGGAACTTAAAGAAGACAGCAAAGCTGTTGAGTACTTAGGTGAGACCAAAGATGGTAATAACTATCTTCGTGTTGATATATGGTTAGAAGAACTTAAAAATAAAGATAAGTTCAAAGTGAGCTTCTTCTTAGAAGATAAAGAACGTGAGAATAAAGATGGTACTAAGAATCAATATGTCAATAATGTTGGTATGTGTTCTTGGGCAGCTGATGAGAATGATCTAGCTGATTGGTTTAAGAAAGATAGAGATTATAGAATTGCATATGTAGGTGAAGAAGATTTTTATAACTTCTTACGCACATGGTTGTGTGAATTAGATTATCGTAAAGCAACTACAACATTAGAAATAGAATGGAAGAAGTTGATGAAAGGTAATGTGAAACAACTTAAAGATGAAATCAATGGTGAATGGTGTGGTCCAGTGGGTGCATTAGCTACTATCATAGTTAAAGAACGTGATGGTGAGTCTAAAGAGTATCAAGGAATCTACAACAAAGCTTTTCTTTATGGAGGTGGTCTTAAACAATTTAGACTTGTTGATTATGGAAACAGAAAAACAATAGATAATCTTAAGAATAAGAAACCAAAAGAATTGAAAGCACATGAGAAATTCGTAGTGAATGTTGTTGGAGAATATGGTTGTAAAGACTATTACATCCTGAAAGATTTACAAGATTATAACACAGATGATAACTTAGTTGCTTCTGATGCGTTTATATCTGAAGATGGAGATGATTATTAATTGATTTATTGTTAGTAAGAGCCCTCTTCATTAATTTGGAGAGGGTTTTTTATTAGTAATAGTTTGCGAAAAGTACCAATAATTGGTACTAATAGCAATAATTTACATTTAGAGCTATGATAAAAGGAACAAGAAGAGTAAAACTAACATGTGAGAATATACTGAGCAGGATATCTGAATATGATATATACAGAATGTATATGCCTCATGATAACTGGAAGATAAATGTTGTTACTTATTCACCATTTAGAAACGAGAAGAATCCTTCATTCATTATAGGATATAAAGGAAAAGCATTAACATTTCATGATTTTTCAGATTCTACCAGAAGAGGTGGATGTTTTAATTTTGTGGTAATGCTATTCAATCTATCATCATTAAGTGAAGCATTGTTTATGATTGATAGAGATTTTGATCTTGGTATTGTTAATTCTTCTTCTACAAAAAACTATGAGAGAATTGTTTCTGAATATACGCAACCACCACTATTAAGCAAACGTGAATTCTTTATTCAAGTGAAGTCAAGAAACTTCACACACGAAGAGCTGTCATATTGGAATGAATACTATCAGGACATAGATGATCTTAGAGCTAACAATGTGTATTCAATAGACACACTATATCTAAATAAACAGAAGTTCCCTCTAAAGGACACTGAGCTTAGATTTGGTTATCTATATGAAGGCTATTGGAAAATCTACAGACCATTTGCAGATAAGAAGAATAAATGGATGCCTAACAATGTCCCTATTACAATGATGGATGGATTGAAAGACATTAAAGATTGTGATGTTGCATTCATCAATAAGAGTAAGAAGGATTATATGGTGATGAAGAAAGTGGTACCATGTTGTTGTGCTGTACAGAATGAAGGCTTAGGATGTTTCTCTGAAGAGAATGTAGAATACATCAAAGACAACTCTGACACACAAATCTTATCCTTTGACAGTGATGAAGCTGGTGTAAAGAATTCTCAACTCATAACAGAAAAGTTTGGGTTTGAGTATTGTAATGTGCCAAAGATTTATCTAGAAGAAGGAATAAAAGATTGGGCAGACCTTGCCAGAACACATGGATTAAAGACAATTGAGAGATATTTAACACAAAGAGAAATAATATGAGAACAGTAGAAACAAATGAAAGTCCTGATAAATTAAATCTTTTGTATAAAATAGAAGATCATGATGGTAATAGAATGTACAAGTTTAAAAGAAAGGTGAAGAATCCAATGAAACATTTAACTCCTAAAAAAAAGAAAAGAAAATGAGTAAATTAACATCAGATGAACTAAATGATGTAGTGATAGAAAGTCTAGCACTAGCTGTCACATTATTAGAGAGATTTGAAACAATGGATGAGAATGGTTTGTTAACATTAAGAGCTAAACAATCTCTTAGACAAACTATTCCACACATTGAGGGATATGTAAACAAACTTATTGCTGTTAGGCATGAGGATGAAGTAGAACATTTCAAAAGAGGAGCTACAGTGATAACAGAACTATCAAATAGAATAGATAGTGCACTTAAAGTGAATAACATATTAGATATATCATCCAGAAAGAACTATTTAGAAGCTCTGATTGATGCTACAGTGTTATTCCCTCCACAGAAGAAAGAGCTTTATGAAGCAATTAGAGATTCAGGAATTTTAGAATATTAATTATGAGAGTAACAGATGATGAGTTAGAAATACTCGAAGAAGAGATTAAAGAGAATATCGAATGGTTATCCACTACAGAAGATGATGAAGTGGAATGTATAGGAATAGAGAATTTAGAAGGAATATTAACAAGGTTCTTTCATAGGAACGTATCATTAACATTAGGATAAAATAACATGGAAAATTACAACACAGCAAGAGGAATGTTGCTAGCAGCACCAATCCCTCAACAGACTAAAACTTACAAACCAGTTTCACATGAACAACTGATGGACCTCACACTTGAGAGTATACATCAATCAGGATTTGTTCTAGACCAAGAACTATACACCTCTGCAAAAGAGGGTAGGGTTGCTAATGGTAAGTTCACAATTAAAAATGTGGCAGATAGTGAAATGCAATTACAAATAGGATGGCAGAATAGCTATGATAAGTCTCTATCACTGAAGTTTGCTATTGGTACTAAAATATTCATTTGTGAGAATGGATGTGTAAGTGGTGATTATGGTGCATTCAAAAAGAAACACCAAGGAGAAATACAAACATTCACACCACAAGCTATTGTAGAATATATCAAGAGAGCAGGAGAAGCATTTACAAAGATGCAAGGAGAGAGAGAAATTATGAAGAACATTGATCTTGATAAAAGAGCACAAGCTGAATTGATTGGTAGAATGTACATTGAAGAGCAGTTTATTGAATCAACACAATTGAATATCATTAAGAGAGAATTGGATAAACCAACTCATGATTACAATGCTAGCAATTCATTATGGGAGCTTTATCAGTTTACAACATTTAGTATGAAACAAGTGCATCCAAGTTTATGGATGAATAATCATATTGATGCTCATAGTTTCTTTACAGGAGCAGCAGATATTATTACATCTAAACAAGAATTAGTTATACCAACTGGTAACCAATTAGAATTATTTGTTGCGTAATGGAAAACTTATTACAATGGGCCAAGGTGATCATTAAAGATAATCCTGCTCACAGAAACCAAATATGGGAATTACTAACACTATGTCAAGATGAGATTGAACAAGGAGGTTCAGAGAATCATGAGATAGATTTATGTAAAGAAGACATATTACAATTAATAGAAGGATGAACTGGAACACTTTCAAACATCAGTTTCACCCATCATGGCATGCTAAAATGCGTCCATTTATAGAGAGTGAGCAGTGTGATAAGATATATGCATTCCTAAAAGCAGAGAGTAAGAGGGGCAAGCGAGTTGCTCCTCTCTCTATGCATGTTTGGAGATGTTTCTTAGAGACACCATTAGATGATCTAAAGGTTGTGATGGTAGGCTTATGTCCATATCACACACTTAAGAATGATGCGCCTGTTGCAGATGGGTTACTCATGGGATGTTCTATTACAGAACAATTACAGCCTACGTTAGAACATTTCTACATGGGCATAGAGAGAGAATATTATAATGGATTGAACTTTGATATCATTAAAGATCCAGATGTTAGTCATTTGGCTCATCAGGGTGTTCTTATGTTCAATGCAGCTCTAACAACAGAAATTAATAAAGCAGGAAGTCATCTAGATGCATGGGAACCACTTGTTAAATATCTGTTTGAAGAAATAATAAACCACTTAGGAGTGCCAATTGTGTTTCTTGGTAAGGATGCAGCTAGATATAAAAAATACACAGGGATATTTACTCATGTGTTTGAGCTTAGTCATCCAGCCAGTGCTGCATATAAACATTCTGAATGGGATACAGAGGGTGTGTTCACTAAAGTGGATGTGCTATTAGAAGAAAACAATGGATTTAGTGTACAATGGGTGCCAATAGATGTACCTTTTTAATTTAACAATTATGGAAGTAGATAATATAAGAATAGAAGTTTGTGAATATACAAATAGACCTGTTGTTCAAGAAAGATTTGGACAAGAGTGGGTATGTATTCATGATGAAACTGAAAAAGAAGAATTAGAGAATATTAAAAAAGTAACAGAACTATTAAACAATTAAAAACATGGCAGAAACAACAGGACAATTAGACAAGTTGATTGAGAAAAAAGTAGATGATAGCATCAATGCATTTACAAAAAGTATAAGAGAACAAATAACAAAGTTTCTTGTAGATAATGGAGATTATAGTGGAGATTATGTCTATACAGTAGATAAATGGACAGCAGATAGAAATGGTTCTAAAACACCAGAAACATTTAATCACGTATCATTATATCATGTAGAAAAAGGACTTATAGCAGGAATATCTAAGTCTGTTAAAGATAAAATGGTTGCTAGAGCAACTAAACAATTATTAGAAAAAGTATCATTATTAAGTTAAACAATATGGAAAATCAATTAATAAACATAGAAGAGCTTGAAATAGGAGATGAAATTATAACACTTACACAACAACCTAAATACTTAAGAGTGGTAGAACTTCCTAGAAGAAGTAAAACAGTCTATCAATGGCAACCACTTGTAGATAGATACATAAATGTAAAATGTAAAGTTAATGTAGATATTACACAAAGAAGTGCTACTAAATTTGATTATATGTTACAACAGAGTGTTCCTTATACATATGATATTAAAAAATATAAAATAGAAGCTCCTGAACAGGATAGTCCTATTGAGAAGTTTGACTTAAACTTCAAACAAATCTGGTTAGTAAAAAGAGAAACAATATGAGAACATTAAATTATGGAGGAGATCTTAAAATAGGAGACTTCATAGCTATTAGTTATTCAAGTGGATTTACACTTGGTTGGTATTGTGGAGAAGGTGCTAATACATTACAATTTTATGAAACACATTGGCCTGCGTCATCTTTAAATCAGTATAACAGAGTGAAAGCTGATGCAGCATATAGAGATCATGAGAAAGCTAATTCAAAAGAGTTTGATAAAAGCTGGATAGCAAAATCATATGTAATGGATTGGAAATGGAGAGTAATGAAAATAGAAAACCCAGAGAGTTTATTTACAGAGTCAGAAGACTTAAATAGATATATAGAATCAAAACAAATTTTAGAACAAATTAAATTTATATAACATGATATTAGAATGGAAAGATGTTGAAGGATACGAAGG